TTCCTTCACATTCGGTCGTGATAGACGCAAAAAGCGAGATAATAAAGAATAATTGCTTATATTTGCCAAAAATCAAATAAAATGGCAAAATTAAGTAAAGGTGAATTGGAAAAGATTCACAAGTTGATGAGCGACTTCAATCAGCTAAAGATTCAATTAGGAGACACGATGATCACACAGCACAACCTATTATCAAAGGTTGATGAGTTAAAGGTTCAGTATGCTGAGGAGGAGAGATTATTAATTGACAAGTACGGATCAGATGCTGTCATCAACATCCAAACGGGTGAGGTGACTGACAAGTCCGGTGAATCGTAGCATTATGGATATTAGGAAGATAAGTATAGGACCTGACTACAAGTCGGGTGCTATGCACTACATTGTAGGGCAGGAGATATTAAATGGCACTCATACTATCCACTTGATAATGATGGACCAAAAGAGTGACTCTGTTAAGATATGGATAGAGGGCGAGAATGAGGAGGTATTGCTTTGGAAGGAGTTCACTTCATCGATGCCTATATCTATTGAGTATAACATAAACTTCTAATGCGGTCTCCATTTTTCTTCATAGCAAAACCGAAGGACGATAGGCGTTACAATAACACCAAGGAGATTGGTGGGGTTGAGGTAATAACTAGCACATCGGAGGAAGACTTTCGTTTTTCTAATCGTGAGGCTATTGTTCAGGAGTTACCATTGGGTTACACAGGACCTATAAAGGTTGGCGATACGTTACTTGTACACCACAACGTATTTAAGTTTTACAATGACATGAAGGGTAGGCGTAGGAGTGGAAGGAGTTTCTTTAAGGATGACTTGTTCTTCATAGAGCCTGACCAATTCTTTATGTACAAGAATGAGGATGGTTGGCATGCATATGACAGGTATTGCTTTGTAGAGCCTGTACCTGTAGAGGAGTCGTACATATACAAGAACACAAAGGAAGAACCGTTAGTTGGCATAATGCGATACCCGAATGAGTACCTGCTTTCAATGGGGGTTACTGAGGGTAGTAAGGTTGCATTCAAGCCTGAGACTGAGTATGAGTTTTATGTTGATGGGGAGCGGATGTATAGAATGTTTGACAGCCATATAACAATACTATTATGATGAGTTCAAAGGATACCAAGTTAAAGATTATTGAGGCGGGTCACAGGGCTGTAGAGCAACTAATAAAGGTTGCCAAGGAGGATATTATCAAGCACGACCCTGAGGATGAGCTGTCTGCAGATAGGTTAAAGAATGCTGCCGCCACAAAGAAGCTTGCAATCTTTGATGCCTTTGAGATATTAAACAGGATAGAGGCTGAGAGGGAGGCTATTGAGTCATTAGATAGCGGTTCAAGTAAGGTAGACACAAGACAAGGTTTTGCAGAAAGAAGATCTAAATAGCATATACAGGGTTGTTGAAGACTACATACCGAAGAGCGTACTGTCCAATAAGAACAAGGCGAAGAGTTGGGCGTATGGCTATGACCAAACATATGACCTTGTTGTAATATCAAAGGATGGTACTCTAGGTGAGGTTGTTGAGATTCAGAACCTAAAGATAGGATTGCCACTAGCACCTAAGAATTGTTTCAAGAGGCACGACAAAAAAGAAAAGCAGTATTGGGAACGTAAGGAGTTACCAAAGGAACTTGCAAAGATACAATCAATTTTTCAATGGAATGAGATGACCAAGGAGTTTAAGTCTCGTTGGGTTGACTTCATTGAGAACGAGTTTGACCACAGGGAGTTTGGTTATTGGTTCATGAATAACGGCAAGCCTACATACATCACAGGCTCACACTATATGTACCTGCAGTGGGCATCTATTGACGTAGGATACCCGGACTACCGGGAGGCTAATAGGATACTACATATATTTTGGGAGGCGTGTAAGGCTGACAAGAGAAGCTTTGGTATGCTGTACTTGAAGATAAGACGTTCGGGATTCTCGTTTATGTCATCGTCTGAGTGTATCCATACGGCAACACTTGCCAAGGATGCACGAGTTGGGATACTATCAAAGACGGGTAGTGATGCAAAGAAGATGTTTACTGATAAGGTTGTGCCGATAAACAGCAGGCTACCATTCTTCTTCAAGCCTATTATGGACGGTATGGATAAGCCTAAGACTGAGTTGGCGTATCGTGTACCTGCGTCAAAGATTACTAAGAAGAATATGTTTGACTCGGAGGATGATGTAATTGAAGGGTTGGACACCACAATAGATTGGAAGAACACAGACGATAACAGCTACGATGGTGAGAAGCTATTGTTGTTAGTGCATGACGAGAGTGGTAAGTGGATAAAGCCGAACAACATCCTAAACAATTGGCGAGTGACTAAGACATGTCTAAGACTAGGTAGTAAGATTATTGGCAAGTGTATGATGGGGTCTACGTCTAATGCATTGGCTAAGGGTGGTGACAATTTCAAGAAGCTTTATGAGGACTCAAACGTTGAGAAGCGTAGTGCTAATGGACAGACCAAGAGTGGGATGTATAGTTTGTTTATACCAATGGAGTGGAACATGGAGGGATTCATTGACAGGTATGGTATGCCTGTGTTCAGAACTCCTGAGAAGCCTGTGTTGGGTATAGACAATGAATTAATATCATACGGTGCTATAGACTATTGGGAGGCTGAGGTTGACTCTTTAAAGAATGACGCTGACGGATTAAACGAGTTTTATCGTCAGTTTCCAAGGACTGAGTCACATGCATTCAGGGATGAGAGCAAGCAGTCTATATTTAACCTGACAAAGATATATCAGCAGATAGACTACAACGACTCTCTTATTATGGAGCACCACGTTACTCGTGGATCATTTAGTTGGAAGGACGGTATAAAGGACACGAAGGTTATATTCTCACCGAACAAGAGTGGAAGGTTCTATGTGAGTTGGACACCAAGCTCAAAGATACACACCACTCCTATAAAGAGGAACGGTGTCATGTATCCACCCAATGAGCACCTAGGTGCATTTGGTTGTGACTCGTATGACATATCAGGAGTAGTTGGTGGTGGTGGATCGAACGGTGCACTCCACGGTCTTACAAAGTTCAACATGGATGACGCACCTAGCAATGAGTTCTTCTTGGAGTACATAGCTAGACCTCAGACTGCTGAGATATTTTACGAGGATGTGTTGATGGCGTGTGTATTCTATGGTATGCCTATACTTATAGAGAACAACAAGCCAAGGCTATTATACCACTTCAAGAACAGGGGGTACAGGGGGTACTGTTTAAATAGACCCGATAAGCACTATACGAAGCTCTCTAAGACAGAGAGAGAGCTTGGGGGTATACCTAACACTAGCGAGGATGTAAAGCAGGCTCACGCAGCAGCTATAGAGTCCTACATTGAGAAGTATGTTGGCATTGACATGGAGGGTTCATACAGACCATCTGATGAGTATGGGTCTATGATATTCACAAGGACGCTTGAGGATTGGGCAAAGTTTGATATTACCAACAGGACTAAGTTTGATGCGTCAATCAGTTCAGGGTTAGCGATTATGGCGTGTCAGAAACACCTATATCAGCCTGAGAAAAAAGAGTCAAAAATAAACATTAACTTTGCAAGATATAATAACAAGGGAACAATAAGTCAAATTATTACATGAAGGATGTCAAGATAAACATTTCCGCTACAGGATTTCCAAGCCAATTTGTTTCTGATGCTGAGAAGAGTTCAGATTCTTTTGGGTTACAAATTGGTCAGGCTATTCAATACGAGTGGTTCAAGAAGGATGGAAACCAATGTAGGTTTTATGACCAATGGAGAAACTTTCACAGACTAAGACTATATGCAAGGGGTGAGCAACCTGTTGGCAAGTATAAGAATGAGTTGGCTATTAATGGAGACCTATCTTACCTTAACTTAGATTGGACACCTGTGCCTATCATGCCAAAGTTTGTAGACATTGTTGTTAACGGAATGTCTGACAGGCTGTTCAAGGTTAATGCCTATGCACAGGATGCAATATCCCAATCAAAGAGGAGCAGGTATCAGACGATGATACAGGGGCAGATGGCAGCCAAACCTATCTTGGATATTATACAAGAGAAGGCGGGTGTCAATCCGTTTACTGTAGACCCTGAGGAGCTTCCATCTACGGATGAGGAGTTGGCGTTGTACATGCAACTTAACTACAAGCCGGCTATTGAGATAGCTGAGGAGCAGGCGATAAACACAATGCTAGAGGAGAACAAGTATATTGACCTCAGGAAAAGGCTTGACTATGACCTTACTGTTTTAGGTATAGCCACAGCAAAGCATGAGTTCCTTCCGGGTTCGGGTGTTGAGATAAAGTATGTAGACCCTGCAAATGTGGTGTATAGTTACACCGAAGATCCTCACTTCAAGGATTGCTTTTATTGGGGTGAGATTAAAACAGTTCCAATAACTGAGTTAATAAAGATAGACCCTACGCTAACCAAGGAAGACTTAGAAGAAATATCTAAGAGTGGGCAGAGTTGGTATGACTATTACAATACTGCTCAGCATTATGACAATGATATATTCTACAGAGACACTGTTACGTTGATGTACTTCAACTATAAGACCACCAAGAAGATGGTGTATAAGAAGAAGAAGAACGATGAGACGGGTGCGGTTAAGGTTATTGAGAAGGATGACCAATTCAATCCACCACAGGAGATGATGGACGAGGCGAACTTCGAGAAGATTGAAAAGACTATTGATGTTTGGTATGACGGAGTAATGGTCATGGGAACAAACTACTTACTGAAGTGGGAACTTGCTGAGAATATGGTTAGACCTAAGTCAACTAGTCAGCATGCGTTACCAAACTATGTAGCCGTTGCACCTCGGATGTATAAGGGTGTTATTGAGTCTTTGGTTAGGCGTATGATTCCGTTCGTAGACTTGATACAGATTACACACTTAAAGTTACAGCAGGTTATATCTAAGGTTGTACCTGACGGTGTATTTATTGATGCAGACGGGTTGAACGAGGTTGACCTTGGCACAGGGGCTGCATATAACCCTGAGGATGCATTAAGGTTATACTTCCAAACGGGTAGTGTCATTGGTCGTTCATACACACAGGATGGTGAGTTCAACAACGCACGAGTTCCTATCCAACAGCTAACATCAAATTCAGGCTCTTCTAAGGCTCAAATGCTTATAGGCAACTATAACCATTACATGAATATGTTACGCACTGTAACAGGCTTAAATGAAGCGAGAGACGGTAGTATGCCTGACCCTAACTCTTTGGTTGGGTTACAGAAGTTGGCTGCACTTAATTCAAACACTGCAACTAGACATATCCTTGATGGAAGTTTATATATATTCAGGTCGTTATCAGAGGCGTTGACATACAGAGTAAGTGATATACTAGAGTACTCTGACTTTAAGGATGACTTTATAAACAAGATAGGCAAGTACAACGTGTCTATCCTTGACGACATAAAAGACTTATATCTATATGACTTTGGTATATTCATTGAGATAGCACCTGACGAAGAGCAGAAGGCACTACTTGAGCAGAATGTTCAGATGGCTTTATCTAAGGGTGACATAAACCTAGAGGATGCGATAGACATCAGGGAGGTTAAGAATCTGAAGCTAGCCAATCAGTTGCTGAAGGTTAAGCGTAAGATGAAGCAAGAGCGTGAGCAGAAGATGGCTATGCAACAGCAGGCTATTCAGGCACAGCAACAGCTGCAGTCTCAGCAGATGGCAGCACAGGCTTCAATGCAGAAGATTCAGATGGAAGCACAGGCTCAGTTGCAGGCTTCACAGACTGAGTTGCAAACTAGAATGCAACTACGAGAGCAGGAGGCTCAGTTGAAGTTGATGCTGATGGAGCGAGAGTTTCAGATGAACCTTCAGTTGAGAGGCATGGAGGTGTCAAGCTTGACTGAGAGAGAGAAGATGAAGGAGGAAGCTAAGTCTAAGCGTATCAGTCAGCAGAACACAGAGCAGAGTAAGCTGATCAACCAACGTAAGAATAACTTACCTCCACTAAACTTTGAGTCTAATGAGGACAGTTTGGATGGGTTTGACCTAGCTGAGTTCTCTCCTCGGTAGTATAAAAAATATAAAATAAAAAACTATTAACTTTGTAAAAAATTTAATTATATGGAATTTAAAGTAAAAGCCATTGACGGCATAGAGCAGAAGTCTGTTCAGGAGATAGAAAGTGAATTATTAAAATCGCATGAAGAGCAAAACAATGACACTGATACTACTGAGCATACTAATGAGGAAGTTGGTGAACAAGTTGAAACAAATGTTGAAGCTGAAGTTCCCGCAGAATTAAAAGAAGAAGACGTTCTTTCATTTATTAAGAATAGGTATAATAAGGATGTTACATCTGTTGAGGATTTGTTTCAGCAAAGAGAAGAGGCTGAAGAACTCCCTGAGGATGTGGCTGCTTATTTGAAATATAAGAAGGAGACGGGTAGAGGTTTTGAAGACTTCTCTAAGTTGAATAGAGACATTGACAAGATTGACCCTGACAAACTTCTTAAAGATTACTTAACTGCTACTGAGGAAGGTCTTGATGAGGAAGACATCGAGGCACTCATGGAGGAGTATTCATATGATGAAGACTTTGATGATGAGTCATCAGTAAAGAAGATTAAGTTAAAAAAGAAAAAGGCAATTGCTAAAGCCAAACAATACTTTGAGGCTGAGAAAGAAAAGTACAGAGTTCCTCTTGAGTCAAGCGGGAGTTCTATTTCTGAGGAAGACAAGAAGGCATTGGAAGACTATAAGCAATATGTTCAACAGGCGACAACTTACGAAGAGGAAGCCAAGCGTAAATCTGAATGGTTTATGCAGAAGACTGACGAGGTATTCGGAGGAGAGTTCAAAGGTTTTGAGTTCTCTGTTGATGGAGACAATAAGGTCATCTACTCTCCGGGGGATTCAAAGGAATTGTTGAATGCTCAAAAGAATCCATCAACTTTTATTCAGAAGTTTTTGGATGACGATGGGCTTTTAAAGGATGCAGTTGGATACCATAAGTCATTAGCCGTAGCGATGAATCCTGAGAAATTCGCCAAGTTCTTTTATGAGCAGGGCAAGGCGTATGCGACTGAGGATGTGATGCGTAAAACAAAAAACATAAACATGACAACACGCAACACGCCTGAGGTTACAAACAATGGAGGAGTCAAAATCAGAGCCGTAAATCCTTCAACGGGTAGAGGCTTGAAAATAAAAAGTAGAAAATAAACAATTAAAAAACTAAAAACTAGAAAAAATGGCAGGATCAGTTAGTGCAACTCCGGGATTTGCTTTACAGCCAAGTGCAGAGCAAGTACCATTAGCGAGCAATTATATTACGAATTTCGATTTCTTGAATCAGTATCTTCCTGATACATATGAGAAAGAATTTGAAAGATACGGCAATCGTACAGTTTCATCATTCCTAAGAATGGTAGGAGCAGAAATGCCGTCAAACTCAGACCTTATTAAGTGGGCAGAGCAAGGACGATTACATACTAAGTATGTTGATTGTACGTCTGCTGCTGCTGCAGGTTCTGATACAGCTACAATTACAGTAAGTGACACATTATCACCGGGTACAGGTTCTATTGCAATCCGTGTAGGTCAGACGGTTATGATCTCTGACAATGCGGGTACAGGTTCAAACAAGGGTATCGTTACAGCGGTTGATACTGCTGCAGGTACATTTGATGTGGCTTACTACGAAGCAGGTGGACAAGTTCCTGCTTTGGGTCAAACATTAAGCGTATTCATCTACGGTTCTGAGTTCAAGAAAGGAACTACAGGAATGGAAGGGTCTTTAGAGGCTGACGATATAATCTTCGAAAACTCTCCAATTATCATCAAAGACAAGTATGCAGTGTCAGGTTCTGACATGGCTCAAATCGGATGGGTTGAGGTGACCACTGAGAACGGTGCAAGCGGATACCTTTGGTATTTGAAGTCTGAGCATGAGACTCGTCTACGTTTCGATGACTACTTAGAGACAGCTATGATTGAAGCAGTTCCTGCTGAAGCGGGTTCAGGTGCTATCGCTGCAGGTGGTAACGTTGGAAACAAAGGTTCTGAAGGTGTATTCTTCGTTGTAGAAAACCGAGGAAACGTATGGGGCGGTGGATACCCTGAAACTCTTGGTGAGTTCGATACTATCGTATCTCGACTAGATGCACAGGGTGCTATTGAGGAGAACGTGTTGTTTGTTAACCGTGAATTTTCTTTCGGTATTGACGACATGTTAGCTAGTCAAAACTCTTACGGTGCAAATGGAACATCTTACGGATTGTTCGACAACGATGAAAATATGGCATTGAACTTAGGATTCACAGGATTCCGTAGAGGGTATGACTTTTACAAGTCTGATTGGAAATACTTGAACGATCCAACTATGCGTGGTGGAATGTCAGGCGTTACAGGTTCAGGTAAAGTTAACGGTCTATTAGTTCCTGCAGGTTCAACATCTGTGTATGACCAAATCTTAGGAAAGAACGCTAAGCGTCCATTCTTACACGTTCGTTACCGAGCTTCTGAGACTGAGGACAGACGTTACAAGACTTGGATTACAGGTTCTGCAGGTGGAGCTATGAACAGCGACCTTGATGCAATGGAAGTACACTTCCTTTCTGAAAGAGCTGTTTGTACTTTAGGTGCTAACAACTTCTTCTTATTCTCTGAGTAAGTAGGACTATAACAATGGAGGGTGTCTTTGATGCCCTCCTTTTTTTTAATTCAAATAATATTTAATAAAATGAAAACAGTAACAAAAAACGTAGACAAGGTCTACAAGTTAACAAGGAATGCAGCACCTTTATCATACACGCTGCCAACAAGAAATACAAGAAGATTCCCATTGATGTACTTCGATGAGGATAAAAACATGAACCGTGCTTTACGCTATGCACGAAATCAAAAGAGTCCATTTGAGGATGAGCAGGACGGCAATGCAATTTTAGAGCCTGTTATATTTATCGATGGTATGCTTAGGGTTGACAGAACTAACCCTGTACTACAAGAGTTCTTACACTACCACCCTTTTAATGGAAGAAAGTTCGTAGAGGTTGACAAGGAGCAGGATGCTTCTAAGGATATTGAGAACTTGAATGAAGAGGTTGATGCGTTGATTGCCGCTCGTAATTTAGACATTGATATGATTGAGAGTGTGTCACGAGTTTTGTTTGGCACTGACATCTCAAAGGTATCAACTGCTGAGTTGAAGCGAGACATTTTAGTATTCGCAAGGAAAGAGCCTAAGGAGTTCCTTAATGTATTGGGAGATCCTATGTTGAAGCTACAGGCTAAGATTCATTTATTCTTCGACAACAACCTGTTGACGTTTAGAAAGAATAAGAAGGAGGTGTGGTTTAACACAAGCTCAAATAAGAAGAGGATGGTTACAGTGCCTTACGGTGAAGACCCGTACTACATTGTTGGTTCATTCTTGACAAGCGATGATGGCATTGATTCACTCAAAATGCTTGAGAGTATCTTGGAGGGTTAAGGGTTATTATATATTAATATTGGATAGGTGTCTAAAAATAGACACCTATTTTTTTTTCCTTATCTTTGTAAAAAGATTTAGGATGATAAACACAGTTAGAAATACAGTTCTCTCTGTTCTTAATAAGAATAATTACGGGTATCTATCTCCATCTGACTTCAACTTGTTTGCGAAGCAGGCACAGTTAGACTTGTTTGAAAGCTATTTGTATTCATACAACTATCAGATAAACAAGGAGAATGCAAGGTCATCAGGCACAGGGTATGCTGACATTACAAAAAAAATAGAGGAGGATATCGATGTATTCTCAGAAACAAAGGGGTTAGTTAATCAGGTTTTAAATAAATACTTTACGCCATCAGAGACGACTACGGGTGACGACTACTACATGCTCAACAAGGTGTTGGTGTATGCAGACTATTTAGTTGCAGGTACTACAACAGGTTCTGTTGTTGGTGGCAATGAGGTGATTGACTCTACTGCTACGTTCACAGCGTCAGTTAGTCCGGGAGATATTGTTGCCGTTGAGAATGGAGGCGTTCAGTATGTTACAGTAATAAACGTAGTGTCTGACACAACCCTTTTAGTTACGGGCAGTTTTTTTGACTCGTTCCCTAGACCGTATACTGTATATCAGAAGGGTACTAGGTTCAACGAGGCTGAGAAGGTTACTCACAGCAAGATTACTATGCTTAACAATTCTATGTTGATAAGCCCAAGTATATTATTCCCTGCGTACACACTTGAGGGTGCAGCTATTGATGTATACCCTGACACAATAAATCTTGTAGGGAGGGTGGTATCTCAGTACATAAGATACCCGAAAGATCCTAATTGGACGTATGTATCTTTGATTAATGGAGAGCCTTCGTTTGATGCGTCTAATGCTGACTACCAAGACTTTGAGTTACCGTTGGATGCTGAGGCTGACTTGGTTGTTAAGATACTTCAGTATGCAGGCGTTTCAATAAGAGAGGCTGACGTATACAACTTTGGACAGACAGAAGAACAAAAAAATAACCAAGAAGAATTATAATGGCATATATATCAGAATATCAATATTATGACAATAATGGTAACAGCCCTCAGGATGCTAATTGGGGTTCGTATCAGTATGTCTCACTGTACAATATAGTCAACAACTTTATGTTGATGTATGCAGGAAACCACAACCTTGTCAACAACGAGGAGAGGTTCAAGGTATTGTTCCATGCTAAGCGTGCGATACAAGAATTAAACTACGATGCGTTCAAGGAGATCAAGGTATTGGAGTTGAACGTGAGTGAGAACCTTAGGTATGTGCTACCTGCTGACTATGTGAATTGGGTTCGTATCTCTATGTATAAGGATGGCGTACTATACCCACTTACAGAGAACTTCCAAACGCAGACGGCTAACGCTTACCTGCAGGACAATTCAGGCAATATACTATTTGATATTGACGGCAACATACTCAGACCTGAGTTTTCAAACATAGACTATGATAGAATTACAGGCACTAAGAAGAGTGTATACCTAGACCAAAACAACCCACAGTTCAATGGACTACCGGGTTACAATGTTGATGGCTGTTGGTATTTTGACTTTCAGATTGGTGCTAGGTTTGGTCTTAATACTGAGACAGCAAACGCCAACCCAACATTTACTATTGACAAGAAGTCAGGCGTTATAAACTTCAGCTCAAGCATAAAGGACAACTTAGTTATACTTGAGTATGTGTCTGACGGAATGGAGAATGGAGATGACTCTAGGGTTTCAGTTAATAAACTCTTTGAGGACTACATATACGCAGCCATTGAGTATGCAATACTAAGCTCAAAGCTAAACGTACAGGAGTATGTTGTGGATAGGGTTAGGAGAAGGAAGGGTGCATTATTAAGAAACGCAAAGATAAGAATTAGCAATATACATCCCGGAAGGTTATTACAGACACTAAGGGGACAAGATAAGTGGATTAAGTAGTATGGCAAACTTGACAAGAAATTTTACTTTGGGTCGTATGAATAAGACGCTCGATGAACGTATCGTACCAAACGGTGAGTACATTGACGCACTTAATATTAGGATGGGGTCTACCGAAGGTTCTGAGGTTGGGGTTATCGAGAACTCAAAGGGTAACAGTAGGCTGTCAACATTAGCTTATGACGGCAATGAGCTTAGTGATGATGCTCGTTGTATTGGTGCTTTTGATGACGGATCGAATGAGACAATATATTGGTTCGTTCATGACCCTAGTTTTACAGCGTCACCTACTAACAAGCTTGACTTGATTGTCTCATTAAATGTACAGACGGGCGTGATAGTATACCACGTTGTGTCTGTCAATGATGGGGGAGGTATAAATACTACGTTGAACTTCAACGATAAGTATTTAATTACGGGAGTAAATAAGATTGAGGACTTGTTGTTATTCACAGACAACTACAATCAGCCAAGGAAGATAAACGTAAAGTCTACATATGACCCCCCATCTGCGGGGATAGATGGTTTCACAAACGAGGCTATACTTGTTATAAAGAAGCCACCTATAAACTCGCCTACAATAATTCCATTGACTGCAAGTTCTGAGGAAAACTTTTTAGAGGACAGGTTTATATGTTTTGCTTACAGATATAAGTATGCAGATGGCGAGTACTCGGCTACGTCTCAGTTTACAGTGCCGACATTTTTGCCGGGGACATTTAACTATAACATTGCTACAGCACTGAATGATGGTATGTTGAACACAACCAATAAGTGTGGGATTATTTACAACACAGGAGGACCTTTGGTTAAGTCTGTTGAGTTATTGTTTAAGGATATGAACTCGTCTGTGATAAAGATTATTGAGGAGATTGACAAGTCTAAGCTAGGTCTTACTGATAATTCGGATGAGACTTATGTGTTTACAAACAGTAAGATATTTACAATACTTCCTGATTCTGAGATACTCAGGCTGTATGACAACGTTCCTAGGCTTGCACAGGCTCAGACGCTTATGGGCAATCGATTGTTCTATGGGAACTACTTAGAGGACTATGAGTTAGTAGACTTGAATGACGAGTTTGTAAAGCTTGAGTATATAACCACACTGTCTAGTGAGGATATAGGTTCAGAACAGCTGACATATGTGCTTGGCGGTCAAACTTATTTCATTGACAATAATATACCCACTCCTGTTACTGACTCAGTAATATACGTTGACTTCGCAGGAGTGAATCTAGTGGCAGATGCACTGATTGCTATAACCATAAGGTTTGAACATGCACAATGGTCGGGTGATACTCCATACCCAACTGAGACAACTACAGAACAAATCATATCATTCACTTATAGGCTTCAGCAAGACTTTAGTAGTGTATATGCACTAGCAAGTGACCCTGACTTTTTAAGTAAGGTTGGTACTGTAGGAAATATTGAGCCTGTAGATGATGCTTGTAATGGTGCTACATTCACAGACATATTCAACTGTACTATACCTAACCAACTATCGGGAACTCCTACTTTGTATAAGTATAAGAGTGGTGTTCTTCAGGTAGACACACCAATAAGAGTACTTGCAAATCCAACCATTACTACAATTGGATTTCAACTTCCTGCAATGTTATTCGTTGATGACGAAAATGCAATTACTCACGAAAGTTATGAGTACTACAGGATACTTGATGCATCTGCAGAGTACCAAAAAGTAGGTGCACCATCTAGTTTGCATAGCAACAGGGGGTATGAGGTTGGTATCATATACATGGATGAGTATGGCAGAAGCACAACTGCATTGGTTAGTCCACAGAATAATGTACACGTTCCTTGTAGTGCGTCTGAGTTTAAGAACACGATTGATGTAACTATACCAATAACACAGAAAGCTCCATATTGGGCGACAAGATACAAGTTCTGTATCAAGCCTGACAAGAAGGACTATGACATAATATACACAAACTTCTTCTTCAGAGACCCAACGTCAGGGGCTGACTACTTCTTATTAGAGGGGCAGAACTCTCAGAAGATTGAGGAGGGTGATGAGCTTATTGTAAAGAGGGATACACAAGGTCCTAAGGACGAGTGTACATGGGTTACGGTGCTAGAGAAGGAGGCTAAACCAAGAGACTTCTTAAACCCTGAGCCTATTGATAGCGAAGGCAATCCAATTGACTATGTGCCTGCGGGTGTATACATGAAGATTCGTGCAAATAACTTCAGCACTGCACTTGCTCCAAATTCATATATAACATATGGTCAAATAAGAAAAGAAACTAATTCTTTAGGTCAGTACGTACAGGTTGACTATCCTATAGACATTCAAGATCCATCTAATCCAAGTACATATATACCGTATGACATACCTGCAGGAAGTAAGATTAGGATAAAAGTCCAATGCAAGAGAATAGGTGGTGGAATTTTTAGCCCTGTAGGTCCACGTTTTTGGAAAGTAGACGCTACATTTACATCACCTCAAGATTATACTAGTTTTGAAGATTGGTTTGACAGTAACAATATAGCTACGGCATTATCTGCACAGTCAGATAGTGATGGTACGTCTTCTACAGGTCCAAACTATGACTTGACAGGGTATCCATTTCCAATAGGACTTTCAGCTTATCCTGACGATGTATTAAGTTTAATTAGGACAGATAGTGGCAGGACATACTTTTCATTTAGAAGTTTTGTAGGAGGAGGACAGGCTAAGAAACTTACTAGTAGATTAAAGGTTAGGATTGAAGTACTTCGTTCTGACAACCTAATTGTATTTGAGTCAGACCCTCAGGATGCAGAGCCTGACTTATGGTATGAGTCATCAGAGTCGTTCGGTATAACAGCAGATGGTGAGCACTTGGGTAATACACAAGACCAAGACTTTGGGACAAACACTCCGGGTATTGTTAATACAGACTTCTTTAACTGTTTTTCTTTTGGTAATGGTGTAGAGAGTTACAAGATTGAGGACTCAATAGCAGGCAAGGAGCTTGTCTTAGGCAACCGTGCTACGACTACAGACTCTGAGGTATATGGAGAAGAGAGGAGGTTCGCTGACTTGACATACAGTGGCGTGTATAACCCTGAGTCAAACATAAATAGACTTAATGAGTTCAACCTAGGGCTGTTAAACTTCAAGCCTCTTGAGATGTCGTATGGTCCTATCATGAAACTATTCCCTAGAGAGACAGACATACTTACACTACAGGAGGATAAAATATCTTACGTTCAGGTGAACAAGAATGTACTGTCTGACGCAGCAGGTGGTGGTGCTATAACATCAGTTCCTGAAATTGTTGGTCAGCAGATTGCTCGTGTTGAGGAGTATGGTATATCACACAACCCCGAGAGTTTTGCTCAGTTTGGTGCTGATAAGTATTTCACGGATGCAAAGCGTGGTGCTGTGATTCAATTGAAGGGTGGTCTTACGGGTGCTGACCAATTGACTGTCATATCAATGCAGGGGATGCGTAGTTGGTTTAGAGACCTATTCAACGTTTCATTCCAAACGCAGAAGCTTGGTGGATTCGATCCGTATATGAATGAGTATGTATTGTCATCTAACACAATAGCATTGCCTGTAGATACTGACTGTATTGAGTGTGGTAGCACAAGGACAATATCTATCTCTACGACATTGCCGTATAGTGCGTGTTATGACTTTGGTGAATATGTTGGTGACGTTGATATTGATTATGAGGTTGTTGGTGGTGATGGTGCTTTTACGGTAAATGCAAACTATAATGGCTCTGATTACACCACAGGTGATGTATCTACGTCAGGCACATTAACGTTTAATAAGAGTTCAGTATCAAACGAGACGGGTGTTGTTTCGTTAACTGCAAAGGGAAGCTTTACTATAAACCTGACTGTTAAGTGTCCTGAAAAGACAATTATGAACATCGTTCTTGTTACTTTAACAAGCAATGCTGATTCGGGTGATACGATACATAACGAGTATAGATGGAATGATGGAACGTTTACATCGCCACTGCACAGTAATTTAGTTAGCTTTGGATCAGGAGCATACCCTCTTGTTTCATACTACAATATTATAACAGGTGCTCAAGGTGGTGGTTATATACCTAGTGATGCAGCCAATGTTACAATGATATGTAATCAGCGTATGTTTGACACATTTAGGTTTGATATATTGACAGACAACTTCAGATACCATAGAAGTAATGTATTATACAATAATACTCAGGCTGATATAAACACGCTATTAGGTTTGTCTACTGAGGCTACGCCTATAAGCGGACCGAACATTATTGGAACAACGCAGTACAGTGCTAGCTTTGCTATGCCTCCTTCGGGTGATTATCTGTACTTGATATACGACTATACCAATAGTACTGAGGCTGAGTTATGTTATGGTGTTGATGAGTTTGATGCTTGCTGTGTATGTAGTGATGGTTCACTACAGGCAAGTTTTATATTTGACGGAATAAACCAATTTGTTGAAGTTGCGGACGCTGACGACTTAAGTTTTGGTGATGGCGTAACGGACCAACCTTTTAGTTTCTCTGCTTGGGTTTATTTAGACGCTTTTCCTTCAAGCACCAACGGAATAATTTTCAACAAAAGTAATGAATACCGTCTTCGAATGACCTCAAACGGAAGAATATTCTTCGAATTACTTACAAATTCTTCAAATAGACTTGCCGCTCGTTATATTGACCTTGCCGGAGATTTGTCAACTTGGCTAAATATTGTATGCACTTACGACGGCTCAAAAACCTACACCGGAATGAAAATTTATATTAATGATTCGGAAGTTGTTACCGGAGATGCAAGTGCCGGAACTTATACCGGAATGACAAACGGAACCGGAACTTTAAAATTTATGGGAGCTGATTACATTGACGGAAACGCAAATCACTTCTCAGTAATTGCAAAAGAGTTGAGTGCTGCGGAGGTGACAGAGTTATACAACGGTGGTCTACCGATTGACATCACAACGGCAAGCTTTGCTTCAGACATTGTAAGCCATTGGTGTATGGACAAGCGTGATGATCCTACAACAATTGTCAATGATATAATTGGAACTAATGATGGAACGCCATTCAATATGAGTGCAGCTAATTTAGATGAAGTAAACTACCCGACATGATAGAGGATTTGAGATATTATATTGTACTAAAGGACGACATTGATGGATATAAGCATCTTATGATTGAAAGCCTTGGTAGTCAAAACATATATATACGGATGTCTTTAGATGACACCAAGGGTATAATGATGTTTAAGGAGAGCATAGCCCCTCAAGGTCTAACGCCTTACACAAAGGAAGAGATGTTGGTTATTGTAAGCGGTCCTGAGTGGACAATTATTGAAGAATAAAATTTAAGATATGGCATTATATTATTTAGACGGGAATACATTAGCTGACTCTACTGCTGTATATACAGACGCAGGGTTAACTACATGTGCAGCTGATGGGTTTTATTCTGATGGGACTATTGTAAGAGAGCTGTCAGGATGCTTACTGCTTCCTGCTCAGACATGTCCATCTTGCAACATACCTTGCGGAAATACTATAGCATTTTCAGGCAATGAGGGACTGTATAATGTAACTGCAAACGTTGGAGCAACTCCTACGGACATTGGTGCTGTTGTGATTACATTTACTCCTGCAGGAGTACCTGACGGAATAAAAGTCTCCTATAATGGGAACACATACAACGAATTGAGTTCTCCTGTTGATGGATACCACGCATCTACAGTATCTACAAACTTTACTTTTGTAGGCGATACGGCTAATGACTGTGGTATTTCAGGCTCAATATATGTACTTGATGAGTACGACTATTCATTTGTTGACTCTGACTTTATAGCAACAGGCAACACTGAGTCTGTTACTGTGGCTGCGGGTGATGTAAGCTTATCTGCTAGTGCTCCGGGAGATTGCGTTATAGTTGTACCTAAGGTTACTGCAGGACCTAGTAACTTAGATATAAGTATAGCTAGCCCTTGTAGTGGAGCGAACACATTTAATATTGAGGTTGCCTGTCCAAGGCTACTTACTGCAATATCAAGCACTTCAGTCTACGCAGACAAGCTTGATGCTTGTTCGGTAGACCCTTCAATAAATATATATAACGTACCTGTGAACGGAAGCTATGGAACTATTGGTTTATATGATTGGGTGTTCTACGATGATTATGGGCAGGGCATAGCTGACGATGGTTTCTACAAGCTATCTACGGGTGACGTTATTGAGGTTCAGAATGGTGTAGTAATTCAAATAGCAACTTGTTAATTATGAGCGTAGTATTCACAACATATACACTGACATACGAAGAAAGCGTTAAAGGATTTCCTTCATTTTATTCATACAATCCTGATTGGATGATTGGTATGAATAACTACTTCTACACCTTTAATGGTGGTGATATTTACAGACACAATGTAAATGAAAACAGGAACACATTCTATGAGGTGACATACCCTGCAACAATAAGGTCTGTGTTTAACGACTCAGCTTTGGAGAACAAGTTATTTAAGACCATCAACCTTGAGGGCGATAGCACTTGGGGTGTTGAGTTGGCTACTGACATTCAAGACTCAGGATTCATTCAGGCTGATTGGTTTGAGAAGAAGGAGCAGGTGTACTACGCATTTGTTCGTAACAGGGGGACTGTCCCTGCGGAGTCTAGTGAGTATGTGCTTCGTTCATTGAATGGTATAGCTAGGAGTTCTTCTGTGATTGCAGGCAATCAGATTGTGTTTGACCTGCAGTACAAGATAAACAACATCATATCCATAGGGGACATGCTTTACTTTGCACTTCCCCCATTCGTAGACGTTAGTGGAGCTAATATTCCTGTTACGCCACAGCTCGCAGGTCAGGTTACTGCAGTTAATTACGATCCGTTGAATGGTGTTAATAACTTAGTTATAGACACCGGGATTGTTGGTGCAGTTCCAATACCAATACAGGATGCGTACTTCTTGTTCATAAAGAACGCTATTGCTGAATCGCACGGTGTGTTGGGTCACTACTGTGTGTTTGACATAACAAACAACTCAACAACTCCAATAAATTTATTTGCTGTTGAGAGTGAAGTTATGAAATCATTCCCGTAAATTTATTATCTTTGCGTATGGCATTTAATGTAAGAAGGCTTAATCCATCAGACTATGACGAAATACTCAAAGGATGGTGGGACGATTGGGGGTGGCAAGCACCACCAAGAGACTTTCTTCCTGACGATGGGGTTGGTGGTATAATGGTGTTAGAAGGAGAAGAGCCTATATGTGCGGGATATATCTATGTAACAAACTCGGCAGTAGCTTGGGTTGATTGGATAATCTCAAGCAAGACTTACAGAAAGAAGCCACAACGTAGTGAAGCAATTAAGCTTCTTATTGAAACATTAACAGGCGTGTGTAAGGACAGCGGATCGAGATACACATATGCATTAATTAAGCATGACGGCTTAATTAAGACGTATGAGGACTTGGGGTACATTAAGGGAGATTCATACACAAGCGAGATGATAAAAACATTAAAATAATATGGCAGCATTTACAGCAATAGCGGCAGGGATTGGATTAGCAACAACGGCAGCAACAACAGGAATGTCATTCGCTCAGTCAGCAAAGCAGAAGAGGATGGCTGCTCGGGCAAATAGGGACGCAAACAAGGCTATGAAAGAAGCTCGTGCTAGGCTAGAGGTAAACTACGCTGAGGCATTGTCAATACCTAAGGAGGCTTATGAACTTGAGAGAGAGGCTTTATTATCTCAGGGTGCTCAGGCACTAGAGGCAGGTATAGAGAGTGAGAGAGGTAGTGCTGCTACTGCAGGTCGTGTGTTGGCTGCACAGCAACAGGGTCAGGCTCAGACTAGGACTGCAATGGCTCAGGACTTGTTTGACATTGAGGCTATGAAGTTGGAGGAGGAGTCAAGACTTAGAGACCTAAATGTTCAGTTAGACTTAGAGGAGATTATGGGTGCACAGCAGAGAGCTGCCGATGCAGAGGCTGCGGCTACTGCTGCGAAACAGGCAGGCATTGAGGGTGCTATTAGTTTAGGTCAGCAGGCTATGGAGTTCATACCACTATACGCACAGGACAGGGGTGCACAGAAGTACGCTGCTGAAAAGGCGGGTCTATATACTCCCGGTGGTGATCAAACATTCAGACAGTTTAAGAAAACTAATCCGCAGTTCAAGTTTAACACAGATTATCAGAAGTTCTATCAGCAGGCTACCAATCCATTTGGCGTAGCACCTGCAGCAACTCCTGCAGCAGCTCCTGCAGCTCAGAATAACAGATTGAAAGGAACTGCAGGTGATTTTACTTACGAAGAATTAGAGGAAATGAGAATCTCAGACCCTGTTAGATATAACAGTATTATGGGATTTTAATTTAAAAAACATTAAAATAATATGGCTACATCATTCGGATATGTAAAAAGAGATGTCCAAGACATGCAGATTAATTGGGCTGAGGTTGGTCAGAATGTTAGAAACGTTCTAGACGAAGAGTCCCGTATTAGACAAGAGAAGAAGGATGCCATAGACAAAGCCACTCGTGAGTATGAGCAGAGGGTTACAGACAGCAACCTATTGGGTGAAGATGTTGAGTTCAATAAGGGTGTCCTACAGTTTAGTGCAGACGCACAGGAGATGATACTCATGCAGGACATGCTACTGAAGAGTGGGCAACTAAAGCCAAGCGATTACACAATAATGAGACAGAATATGGTTGACGGCACTAACGAGGTGTTCAAGACCATTGAGTTGTTTAACAATGAGAGAGATGCCGTGATGCAGGGCGTTGATAATTTAGAGCTGTCTTTAGATAATCTAGAGAACTTTGCATTAGTTCAGGAGGCATCAAACTTTAACAAGAACAGGATAGTGTTCGACCCTTATTCGGGGAAGGTTAACGTAGCCAATATGGTTGAAGACCCTAACAATCCGGGTGGTCCACTAGTGCCTGACAACAACCCAAACACTTTACGTTCAGTACAGTCACTCAGCAATATAATAAGGGACAAGGTTGCGAGGTTTGACGTGATAGCATCGGCTGAGGAGTACTCAAAGAAGTTAGCTCCTGCTGTTGCAGAGACTATTAAGAGTATGGGTGGCACTTATACCAAGGGGACGATTGAGAAGATTACATCATACTTCATTGAGAAGGGGGGTGGTTTTACTCCAACTGAAGAAGAGGCTAAGAAGTTAATTGAAGAGCTTGGATTAGACCCAAAAATGTCTACTGATGCAATAGTAAACATACACAGAGCTATCAACCAAATGGGTGAGTCTATTGTGTCTAATGACAGGCAGGGTATGTCTATCCTTATTGACTTTGCAAAGATTGCTGAGGGTGGTGATTATATTACTACGTTCAATGAGGCAGATACTGTTGATGCCAATGGCAACAGATTGGAGAATGTGATTTTAAAGAGACAAGAGAATGGGCGTATCATTTATGAGCTGACTGACGCACAGAAGAAGGAAGCTAAGAAGCAGTGGACAACTCAGGTTGCGTCATTCTTAGAAGAGAATACAGAAGTTCGTGTGCAGGATATTATAGGTAAACCACCTGCTCCACCTAAACCGTCAGCAGCAGAAGAAGCAGCAAAAAGAGCAGATAATGATGCTATAGAAGCACAAAAATTATGGAATGAATTGTGGGGTGCTTCACCTGAAGAAAAGAAGAATATATTGACGGCATTTCTATCAAGGGCTGCAAAGCTTGATGATGGATTAGTTGCAATAAATCCTACTGCAGATGGATTAGGTTTGGATATTGAATACTTAGACACGGCTAAAAATACTAGAATAGAATTTACTGATGATATTTCAAAAGAAGAATGGGCTAAGTTGGGTACTGAACTTACAGGGCTTGAAGATCCTGAGAAGCAATTAGCAGCAGGTGGATTTGCTGATACATCTCTACTTGGTAAAGATGCTGAAGGACAGTCAAATTGGGGTGAAGCAAAAGCATACAGGGCAGGGTCTACCGGTTTTGAAAGTGATTTTAAAGATGCTTTACAAACTTCTTTCGACAATGTTAGTGATGCATTTTTAAAGAAAACAGGTCCGGATGTTATAGACGAGCTTAAAAAAATCTTCCCTGAAGGAGAAGATTTGGGTATAAGGTTTTTAGATAATTCAGGAGTAGTTGAAGATGAAGTGATTGTTTCAGTCGATGGTTTTAATGAGACATTCAAATTAGACGCTGACTTTACTTTTGAAAGAAATGCTAAGGTTGAATTAAAAAGATTTATTGATTGGGTAACTAATGCATTACAGGCAGCAGGAAAAGCATCTGCAATGGATGATTTTATAAATAATAATTTGAGTACTAGTGGAACGGAAAACGTACCACCACCACCACGCACCCCAAGGAATCCTAATCCAACGGCAACAGGTGGAGCGGGTACGATTAATGGCAGTCAGTATAATACTAAATAAAAAAATACAATATGAACCAACAAGCATTTAATGATTTATACAATGAGTTTGTAAGAACAGGATATAAAGGATCACCAAATGACTTTAAAACTCTTATGAATACCAATCCTAATGCATTTAACGATGGTTATAAACTATTTACAAATACAGGATACAATGGTAGTGAATCTGATTTTGCTAATTTAATTGGTGTAAATGTTCCTGAAGTTGAAGTAAAAAAAAAAGGTATGGTATCACCTTCGGAAGATGGTTCTTTGGCTTCGTCAGAGACTGATGTTGTAGAAGGTACAGTATTAGAGGATGACATAAATAAGAAGGTAGATTGGAATGCTATGGCTGAAAGGGAGTCAGCTATAATAAACGAAGAACAGAAAAAGAAAAGTAGTAGTGGCTTTGTATCAGAACAAGCAATCTTTGGAGAAGGTGGAAGTAAAGCTGATACGGAAGTTAAAGACCCATTTGCTACCACAGGCGAAATAACTGAGAAGGATTTCTTCACAGGAACTTTTGGTGATATACTTAGAGGTATAGATAAAGTATCTCCTATTGGTATAGGTGATTTTATAGACGACCAAGCTCGTGCAATAGCAGGCGGTGTATACCAAGGGATATTAGCCGAGAATGCATCTGACCTACTTCTTGCAGGGTCAAAAGCTTCTGATGAAGATATAGAGTCATACTTAGAAGCACTTCGTGATTCTAAAAAGTATGGATCATCTGATGAGTTCATGGAGTACCAAAAAATTTACGAAGAAAATGGAGAAGGAATTTTAGGTGTTGTTTTAGGTCTTGCTAATACAGGGCTTACTGTAATACCTGAAATATTGTTGAACTCATACACGGCTATGCTAGCAAACAAAGATTCAAGGTATGCATTTGAAGGTACTGTTTTAGGTGGTGCAGGTATAGGTGGAACAGCAGGTGCAGCGGGAGGTCCTGTAGGAGCAGCAATAGGTGCAGGTGGGGGTGCATTAACTGCATTACCATTTGCTTTTGCCGCAGCAGGTTCAGCAATGGAATTCGGTTCAACATTTTCAGAGTTGTTATTAGAAGAAGCAGGAGATAGAGAACTAACAAAAGAATTAGTTGCTGAGATTTTAAATGATGAGGATGCTTATAAGAGGATTAGAAACAAGGCTATAGCAAGAGGACTTACTATTGGTGTAATCGATGCACTTACAGGAAAGATGGGTGGCAAGTTAACCACAAGCATATTAACTAAGGGTGGTAAACAGGCAGCAAAGGAGGCAACAAAAAAACAAGTTTTAAAAGCTGTTGCAGGTTCTTCATTAGTTGAAGGGGTAGGAGGTTCTGCGGGTGAGGCTGCAGCAAGGGCATTGATAGGTCAGGATATGGACATATCTGAAATTGCATTGGAGGGTATTGCTGAGATGCCGGGTTCTGTTAAGAGTTTTGCAGAGGTAGTATTAAGTAAGCCAACATATAAAGTTAATGGAGCATTTGTTGATAGAGAAGTTATTGATGATCTAATTAATACAATGACGCTTGATGAAATTGCACAGGCAGGTATTGAGATTTCAAATGACTATAGTGGAATGGAGTTTAAGTTGCAGGAGAGGATAAAGAAACTTAAAACAGAGGCAGATATAGTATCAGCAAACCCAAATATAAACAAGCCAACGTTAGACAAAATAGCTGAACTACAATTAGAGCTTGACAAATTAAAGGGCAATGATACTGAGGTTGCAAAGGATAAATCAGCTAGTATTAGAGCCGAAATAAAAAACCTTCAAGAAAACCAACTAGAAGATACTGTTGATGAAACCACTAAAACTTCATATGAGTCTTTGAGTGCTGAAGACAAGATGGATCTTAGGACAAAGGCTCTTGATAAATTAGAGAAGGAAGGTGTTGAGTCGCCTACAAATGAAGACATTGATAAAAAAGCGGTATCAATACTAGACAAAGAACTGCAACTATTAGGACAAAAGTCACAGAAAAAGAAACAGGCTTTTGCTGAAGGATTAGGAGAGACAACTGACCTTGGTGATGTGATGGAGGGTGGTGTTCAAGTTAATATGGATGGCACTAAGGTTATAATAACCGAGGATAAGGATGGTGTTACAATAGAAAGTATAGAGACTGAGGAGGGTAAGAAAGGTCAAGGAAAGGCTGAGGCTGCAGTCAAACAGATTACAGAGAAGGCTGACAAGGATGGTGTTGATGTTAAACTGAAGTTAGTACCAAAGGATAACACTGTAGATGCAAAAAGATTACAGGCTCTATATGAGCGTAATGGTTTTAAGATGCAGGAGGATGGTGTTACAATGGTTCGTAGTATTGGATTTGATAATGTATCTGACAATCTATTTATAAACAGAAAAGATTCTTCTCCTATATTAGGATTGATACCTCAGAAAGCAAAATCATTTACCATGACTGCTGCTAGATTGGCATCAAAGACGTTAAGCAAAATTGCTCCTGAGGTTAAGATAGTATTGCATGAGTCTCAAAATGAGTATTCAAAGTATGCAGGTGGTGATAGTAGTGGTGAGTATAACCCTGAGACCAACACCATACACATTAACCTTTCAAATGCAAAGAGGTCTACTGTTGCACACGAGGTATTCCATGCTGTCTTATTAAACAAGGTTAAAAACAATGATGCACTTGCGAAGAAAATATCTGACGATATGGTTAGTGCTGTTCAGAGAAGGCTTCCTAAGAACCACAAGCTAAGGATAGCAGTAGAGGAACACGCAGCAAAGTATCAGGGTGATCAGGGTCAGTTGCAAACAGAGGAGCAGATTGCTGAGTTGATTGGCTTACTGTCGTCTGTGGAGGGGGGATACGCACAGCTTGACAGTGACATGAAGTCTGTGATTAAGAGGTTCTTCTTAAACATAGCTAAGAAGTTGAATATACCACTACCTAAGAATTGGGGTAGCGACCAAGATGTTGTTGACCTGATCAACACACTAGCCCGGAAAACAAGAACAGGTGAGGAGATAACTGAGGAGGATGTTAAGTTGTTGGATGTAAAGGAAGGTACTGATGTAGATAGTAAGCCTATGTATCGTAGTGATTTAACTGAAGCAGGTCCGGTTCAGGAAGTCACTACTTCAGGAATGAAAGCATTTAATGAAGGTGTTGAATCTGTTCAGCAGGCTGCAATAGAATATAGGAATAAATTTGCTGAAGAGCAAAAGAAAAAGGACAGAACTTATCAACCCGGAAGAGTAAATCCTCCTATGCCTAAACTTTATGAGAGGGTATCTAAAATGATGGCTGATGCCTATGCGTCAATTAAAAATGAACCAACAAAAGAAGAAGTAAAAATAGCTTATGACGCATTAGTTTCTGAAACAAAAAAACAATATGAGTTTATAGTAGGCAAAGGGTTGAAAGTAATAAAGCACGAAGGAGTTGGAGAACCTTATGCTAATTCAAAAGAAATGCTTAAAGATATAAGAGATAATAACACTCTTAAATTTCTTCCTAATGAAGTGGCTTTTGGACAAGGGGATGTTGATGTTTCAGATAATGTTGGCTTACAGTCAAGCGGTTTAAAATTAGAGGACGGATACGAACTGACAAATTCAGAAGTGTTTAGAATTGTTCACGATTATTTCGGTCATGGAATATTAGGAAATCAGTTTGGTCCAATAGGGGAAGAGAACGCTACATTGCAACATCTAGATTTATATAGCGATGTTGCTGCTCCTGCTGTTATCTTTCAAACACGAGGGCAAAACTCTTGGGTTAATTTTAGCGGAGCAAATAAAAAATCTAATGATTTAAGAAGACAAGCAAAGGAGCTTAGAAAACAAGGCAAAATAAAAGAAGCTAATGAATTAGTAGAGAAAGCAAATAAGTTGTTTAAATTTGCAGAACCTAAAATAGCTATATTCCCTAACAAGTTTAATTTTAAAAGATATGAAACAGCAAGAAGAATCAGCGAACAAGAAACGATTGACTCAAGACCAAATAGAAGAGCTAATGTGTTATCCGAACTATTGGAGAAGTATTCTAAGAAAAGCAGCGGAACGAGGGGAGTCAATAGAAAAGACTTACGAGGAGTTAAAAGACTTGGATTATTTGACATAAATGTAATTGCGGAATATACTTTAGATAAAAAAATATCTGAAGGAATTAAAAAAGCATTCCCAAAATTCAAAGAAGTTCAAAAAATATATGAAGTAACAGACGGAAATGTTTATCGACAAATGATGGTAGAGTCATTAAAAGATAACAGATTTGCTGCATCGGTTACTGTTCATCCTGCAGAAGAATTTAACAAGATGAGGATGTTCGTAACTGAAGATGGATCAACAGGAATAACGATTACTTCAGAGGGATTTTTAGGAGGTGCGTTCTCTAATCCAAGTGCAGGCAGACCTCAGAACTTAGCACAATTAATGGTTGTAGGTATTAAAGAAGGAGCTACAACAGCAGAAGCCTTTGATACTGTTCTTCCTAACTACTACTCTAATTTTGGATTTAAAGCTGTATCAAGAACTTCTTTTAACGAAGAGTTCAAGCCAATGGTTGAAAATGGAAATGCAGTAAGAGATTGGGATTTTGAAACATACAAAAAATTTAATAACGGAAGACCTGATGTGGTATTCTTTATCTATGATGGAGGAAATAGAAACACAATAGAAGATAGGTTAGGTTTGTTTGATTTATATGAAGATTACGAAAAAGCAAATACAAAATCATTTGATAAAAATGGTTACGACAAGGCTGAAAAAGTAATGAAACAACAAGCTGTAAAGAGGCTTGAATTTGAAGGTGTTGATGCAGTAAAAGATCCTGCCTTATTGAAGACAGCTACTGATGTAAAAGAAG